GGTGACGTATTTATATTCTGCCCCTTCACGCACCTGACGCAGAGCACTGAAGCCCCCCATACCCACACGATGGGCAATTTTAAAATCAGACAACTGACCTTTCCGCGTCCACTGTTCATAGGTTTCAGGGGCATCTTCCCAGCCCTGCAGAATGGCTTTGTTCGCAACATCCAGCAGAATATTACCGAAGTCAGACGTACTGTGTATGAACGCCGCACCGACCATCTGCATCGGGTTATAACTGGAAACACCAATACCACGTTCAGTCAGTGACATACGGGCATATTCACGCAGGGTCATCCCGTTGTAGACATTATCACGTTCAGTTTTTTCAAACCCGGCGCGCGCCATCAGCGCCTGGCGGATCCCGTCCCCCACAAAATTACCGTTACCGGCATAAATATGAGCCGGGGTATTTTTATTGGATGGCGTGGACTCGCGCCCCATCTCGTTCAACAGCTTTTCGCGGGCCTGCTCCAGCGAACATTCAGGATCGGCAAGACACTGAGCCTGCAACGACTGATAACGCCCGCCAAACATGGCAAACAGATCATTAATACCGTTTACACGCGCTTTTTGCTCTGCCAGGACCTGCGCACGGATGCTGTTTTCATCCACCACGGGTGCTGCTGCCTGCACTGGCGTCCGGGAGGCTGCAGGTCCATCATCCTGTACGCGTGGAGCACTGTTGCGTGGCGGAGTAATCATATTTCGAATGGATTCCGGCATCTTTTTAAATTCCTCTGTACGTTTTGACTGAATACATGCCATTGCCTTAACAGCGGGTGTCACCTGGTCAGCAAATCCGTGTGCCAGACATTCAGCACCGGACATCCAGGTTTCATCCGCCAGCATGGCGGCAATTTCATCGGTGGTTTTTCCGGTTTTCTGCGCATAGGCTGGCAACAGTACCGATTCGACTTTATCCAGCAAATCGGCATAACTGCGCATATCCTCAGCATCCCCGCCACTGAATCCCCATGGCTTATGGATCATCATGAAGGCATTTTCCGGCATAATGACCGTATCACCGGCCATCGCAATCACGGATGCCATCGAGGCGGCAACGCCATCCACATACACGGTAATGGTCGCCCCCTGATTTTTCAGGGCATTAAAAATGGCGATGCCTTCAAAGACATCGCCACCCGGTGAATTGATATGGAGATTAATGTGGGTGATATCACCAAGTGCATTCAGTTCGCTGACAAACTGCTTCGCGGTAACGCCCCAGAAACCAATCTCATCATAAATATAAATATCTGCGTCACCCGGCCCCCCAGCCTGCATCCTGAACCAGGATTTATTCTTCATGCTGGCTTTCGGTGTCGCGCTGATGCTGTCGTTCAGTTCCGGCACTGTTTCCTCCTTTATCGTTGACGGGGTCAGTATCAAAGACCAGCCCCAGTCTGCTGTTTTCATCAATTTCAGCCTTGCGGCGACGTTTGACCTCATCCGGATTGCGCCCTCCGGCCCGAACCCAGTCGGATTCTGTCGCTGCACCACCCCGGATCTGAATTCTCCAGGCTTCAGCTTCCTTAACCGGATCGATCCACGGCATCACCGGACCGGAATACGTCGCGTTATATAGCGTTTTCATCTCCACATCTGCCGGAATTTTCAGCAGACCTGCCGCAACCACCATATTCAGCCATGTCCGGTACACAGGGCGGGTTACCGCGCCAATAAAACAGTCCTGCAGGATCAGATACCCGTCGGTGGACTCGACCAGCTCCTGCCGCTGGGCACTGTAGGTACCGTTATAGTTACGCGCCGCACTGGAAAAACTCAGACGACTGCCTGCAGCTACTGCACGCAGCTGACCGTTACGAAAGGTTTCAAGATTGGGGTTAGGACGGTCAGATTTGACCATGCCGATATCCTCGCCCTTGCGCAAATCGTCATAAATAATACCCGGGGTGATATGGACTTCCCGCTCGGTCTCTTTGATCCCAGGATCTTCATAGTCCTGCCCGTCCCCTTT